TGCAAACTTAATGTCATCACTACCAAGTCCTTTATATACTATATCAGACGAAAAGAAACCACCATCTATCTTACCACCCATGATTGCAGCTTCAATTGCTGGTACACTTTCAACTAAATCTTCAGCAAATGCTTTCATGTTTAGTTTTTTACCATCAAAATCTAATCGTGATATTTTACCTAATGCGCTAGATAAACGTTGTAATGCAAGAGAGGCAGTAATTAATTCATCATCTTTTTCTGCTAGTTTTAACATTTCTTCTACAGGACTTTCTTTACCTGATAAGAAATTTAATATAGATGTGCCTACTTGTTTTAGTGACGCACCTAACTCACCACCTGCAAATGATGATAATGCCTCACCTACTGTGGATAGTGTTGTTTTTAATTGTGTTGCTTTTTCTGGACTAATATTATCATCTTCTAATATTGACATTGCCTTCTCAACATTAGTCTTAACATTATCTACTGTATCACCACTAGTAAAGTAACCTATTGCAGCGGCAAAACCTTCTGCGGCTGAGAATGCTACAAGACCTGCAGCAATACCACCCATGACACCAACAAAGGCTGCTGTATCAGTTAGTACACCAGGCAATGATGATATTGTTAATAGTGTTGTTACGTTATCAACTATACTTTGTGCAAATTCACCATCGCTAAAGTTTGCAATACCCATACCAACACCAGCAACGCCAGCGGCCACACCAAATACAGCAAGACCTGCAGCGATACCAGTCATTGACAATGCAAACGCACCACCTTCTTTAAGCATTTCTGCTTTACCACCTACGGCGTCTGATATAGACAATAAGGTGACTACATTATCATATATGCCTTGACCAAAACTACCATCAGCAAATTTATCTAATGCTGTAGTAATACCTGCGATACCACCACCAATACCAAATGCAGCAAGACCTGTACCAATACCTAACATTGATAGAGCAAATGCTCCACCTTCTTTTAGCATTTCTGATTTACCGCCTACTTCATCAGATATGGATAATAAAGTTACAACATTATCTTTTATACCTTGTGCAAAGTCAGCGTCAGCAAATTTTGTCAAGGCACTTGATAATCCTGCAATACCAGCACCTATACCAAATACTGCTAGACCAATACCTATACCAGTCATTGCCAGAGTAAATGCGGCACCATCTGCTAATAAAGCAATATTACCACCTAACTCATCTTTAATACTTAATAATTCTTTTACGTTTGTCTTTACTGATTTTGCCCACTCTATATCACCTGCAAAATATTCAACGGCTGCTGCTGCACCTGAACCTAGTGATAGTGCGGCAAGACCAACACCAATACCAGTCATTGCCAACATAAATGTGCCACCTGTTAAGAAGAAGTCACCTAATCCATCAAAGTCATCTTTTATTGATACTAACTCTTTTACATTCTCTCTTACTTTCTTACCATCCAAGTCCATCAACTTGTCGAGCAACATTGCACCACCACCAAGTAATATACCTGCACCTGCGAGTAAAGCACCACCACCAAGTCCTGCACCTACAGCCATACCACCAAGACCAGCCATAAGTCCACCAAAGAGACCTTTAGTTTTCTTATCTGATTTTTCTGCGGCTTCTGTTACTGCGTCTGCAGCTTCACTACCTGAGGCACCTGCTTGTGCAGCATTACGTTTTGCCTCATCAATCATTGCTTGTTGATTGTCTGCTTGTGCGTCAGCGATTGCTTGATTTTCTTCCGCAACATCAATCATTGCGTCTTGATTTGCTATCTGTTCTTCAGCAAATTTTTGGGCGTCTATAAATGCGGATTTTATTTCAGTTAATTCTTTAATATTTCTACTAAACTGTAATGATAAAGACTGACCAAAAGACCTATTCTGTGATTTAGAGGTAGAAACAAAAACATCAGATAACGTTGACGTTTGATTTTCAATCGCCTCCGTGTTAGCGTTCTTATTTTCTTGCAGTCTAATTATTACGTCTTTAAAATCAGCCATAGTTTATTACTTCTTTTTACCTAATGCTTGAGCACCAAAAAAGGCTGCAACAATACCTGCAACAGCGATGAAATAAACACCTGCCATATCACCTAGTATTTTTGCACCTTGATCTAGTCCTGCAATTGTAGCACCAACTATTGCAATAGGGTATAATAACATACCATATAACGAATACCATGCCATAGTTCTTTGTGCGTCTCTCATAGCGTCAGCGTCTTCTAATTCTTTACGCTTAAACTCCATGTACATTTCGTGTTCTTTATCAGACACTTTACCATCACCATTGGAATCTGCTGGGTGATAGTTTGTTACCTTTACTTCTTCTTCAGCCATGTTATCTCCTTCTACTTTGTGCCTCTCTCATTTTTTTGTTCTCTTCCTTTACATGTTCATTAAGTAAAGTCAAATAAACCTCACGCTCATAAGGCAACATATTTTCAATTTCAGTTAACGACCAATGGTGTAACTGTATCATCTTAAAATTCAAATCATAAAAGGTTTCGAGGTTTATATGCGAGAGGCATATTAAAAAAAACTTCGAAGACCTTGTAGTTTAACAGTACCCTTCTTTTTAGTTTTAGGGTGTGTTAGTTTTACATCATGTGTTAGTTTAGGCATACTAGCAAAAAACTTTTGTATAGCAGTAAATTGTGCTTGTGTTAAATTTTCTAGAAAATCGTTTATTTCTTTCTTACTTAAATCTTTTGCTTCATATGTTTCAACACCATCTACTATTTGATGAATACAATTAGCAGTTAAAGCAATTGTATCATCAGCAGTAAACTTTGCTAAATCCATACCTTGAAATGTCTTAACAGTAGGGTATCTCATAATGACACTAACATTATCAGTTAAACTAACTTGATTAGTATGGTCATCATCCATCTCTACTATTATTTTAGACAAATCAACCTCTGTTTGTACTTTTGTTTTTTCATCACCAGGAAAAGATAAGTTTAATTTAACTTTCTCACCTACTGATTTAGAACGTATCTTTAAAAAGATATATTCAATATCAAATGATGGTAACTGTTCTACATTTATTTTACCAAATGTACAGTTATCAACTATTTGTAGTATTGCGTCTGTTACTTCATCACCAGAACCTTCTTGTGCTTGAAGTAATATCTTTTCCTCTTTTACGAGGAAAGGACGATACTTTATTTTTTCATCTGTTGAAGGAATGTTCAACTCAAATGTTTGTGTATTTAATATAGGCAATGCCATAATTTATCTCCTTTATATACTAAAATGTAAATGGTGGAAATATCTTACCACCAAATACCTTACCAATTGGAATAGAACGTCTTAATTGATTTATAACGCCTCTTCCTGTTCTTCTTAATTCAGGTGGAAATCCAGATAAGAATCCGCCACCAGGTTTTACAACACCAGAAGATAGTCCACCTACCTTACCTGTGCTGTCAACATCTAAATCAAAGTTTAGCCAATCTCTATATGAGAAAGTTACGTTAATCGCAACGTATTGATTGTTACCACCACTATCATATTGTACATCACCAATTACTGATGGAAAACACTCTCTCATTCTTACACCATATGTCACACTATCTCTATCATTCAAACTATCAAATTGACCTAATTGAAATATGTCTATGTTGCTGATGTAATTGTCATAGAAGTTAAACATACCATTTAGATTGTCATACATGGTAGATTGCCAAACTTCAAAAAACTGTCTTAATCTTAAAAACTTATCACCAATAAATGTTGCAGTTACATCGCTGTATTGTACACTTGTTGGATACTTATAAGGGGCACCTGCAATACGATATGGTGCTGTAGTAAATGTTCTTGCTGGCATAGTGATATTAGTACACATCAAAGTTATTTGTTGTCCTAAATCTCTCTCATACTGTAATCTGGTTGTTTTGGCAGTAGTTCTTTGACCAGCAGGCCCTTCACCTGCTTCTGCTATGTTAGAGGTTGCGATATTTCTATCTTCTAATGCTTGTCTAAGCACATCATTTTTTGGTAGATTTATATTTACTAAAAAACGAGTATTACGTGCCACACCCTCAGCCTTGGCTATTGCTGATCTAAAACGATTAAGTGTTGTTTCTGGATTTGCTCTTTGTTTTAATCTAGGATCACCAGGTATATTATCATACTCTCTACCTCTAGGTAACCCTATTCTTATATCAAATGGTCCTACTCTTTTTCCGCCTCTAAATATTGCCATTATATCTTTCTCCTACTATCACGCCATACTTGACTTGCACTTGCTTTTCTAAACTGTGCCACTGGCATAAAGATTGCAGGTGCATAATCATCTTCTTCC